TGGCTGAAGTGTAAGTTTGTGCAGCACTGCAGAAATGGTAATCGTTGTGCGATTCTCTGTGTTTTCTACGTCTTTCAGTTGTAGTTTATCGACACTGTAAAACAGGGCATCGGCGGTTAGCTCGGGACCATAAAATGCTTCATTGAGATCTACAATTAAAACTTTTTCATCGTAACGCACGATTTGGTCAGTCGAAACGTGAGCTTTCTTTTCTTGGTTTAAGAGTAAAATCCAGATTGCGCCAGCCAGTAAAAGTGTAAGCGCAAAGGCAGTACCAAACATCAGATAATCGTTATGGATGAACCGAAAACAAGGAATAGACGGAAAGAAAAAAGTGAGTATGGTTGCAAGAACTAATTTATAATAGGATGCATTCGGATTCAGGCTTCGATAAACTAAAAATTCTTCTGTCTGCCAATCAAAGAAATCACTTTTGATATAACCACCGCAATAAGGACAGTGCGCTTCGTCCCCTTTTAATGTAATCTCGGCACCACAGCTTGGACAAATAATATTTTGATACTGAGCATAAAACTGTTGTTCTTCATTTCTGTTTTTGCTCCCCACTTCGTCATGGCGAATGTGTCTGGACTGTCTAAGCAGGACAGAGCCATGTGGGAAAAAGTCTTCATATAAAATTTTTCCGTTTTTGAGACTTCGATATCTGTTTAATACCGTGCCCTGAAGTACGATTTCGCGCCATTCACGTCCAGCGTCGCTCCAATGACGAAAATCTTGTTTCTTTTCATTTTCCTCTGTCAGTTTTAAATGAGTCATGCGAATTTCATGTTTGATTTCATTTTTTTTCAGTAATGCAAGTTCATGCTCCAGCT